GTGCATTAAAAAAAGCTTCTAAATCTCATCTTGCACAAGCAAAAGTTATTGAAAAAAGTCTTAAAACAACAAAGCGTAAAAAATAATGGCAACTTCAGGAAGTAAAAACTTTGAGCTAGATGTAGCTGAATACATAGAAGAAGCATTTGAAAGATGCGGTCTTGAGCTACGCACAGCATACGATTTAAAAACCGCAAAACGCAGTTTAAATTTATTACTAGCTGAATGGGCTAACCGTGGTTTAAATCAATGGACTATTTCACAAACATCTATTACTTTGACACAAGGCACTGCATCTTATGACTTAGATGCAACCAATCCGACTGCTGTTATTGATGTGTTAGATGCATTTATCAGAAGAACAACCAATGGTACACCAAGCGATTTGCAAATGAATCAAATTTCAAGAAGCGAATACGCAGCTATTCCTGATAAAACTGCACAAGGTAGACCATCACAATATTTTGTAGACAAACAAATAACGCCAAAAATTTATTTATACAACGCTCCTGAAAACTCAACAGATGTTTTGTATGTAAATAGAATCATGCGTATGGATGATGTAGACGCATCAACAAATACAGTGCAAATGCCTTTTAGGTTCTATCCTTGCCTAAGTGCAGGATTGGCTTACTATCTATCCTTAAAAAAAGCTCCTGAAAGAACGGGCATGTTAAAACAACTCTATGAAGAAGAGTTTGAGAGAGCTTTAAGTCAAGACGAAGATAGAGCGTCATTTAGAGCAACCCCTGATACTAGGGCATACGATTACGCATAATGGCATTCGCATCGGAAAAGAATGCGTATGGTATCTGTGATAGATGTGGTTTTAGGTATGGATTGCGTGAGCTTAGAAAAGAATGGAATGGTTATAGAACCTGTCCTGAATGTTATGAGCCAAAACATCCACAGTTAGAAACAAGAAGAAATTTAGCTGACCCTGAAGCTTTACGCAATCCAAGAGTTGATACTAGTGTAGTACCTAGCAACTTTACAGTTTATACAAACTGGGATTTGGGTATAATAGGAACAGCACTTACAGTTCCTGATGCTTTACAGTCTGCATTGGGTACGGTTACGGTAATAAACACATGAGTTTTACATTAGCAACATTAAAAACAGCCGTTCAAGATTATCTCGAAACAGACGAAACAACTTTCGTAAATCAACTTGATACATTTATTACACAGGCTGAAGAAAGAATATTTAAAGTAGTTCAACTACCCGATCAAAGAAAAAATGTTCAAGGAAACCTTTCTGCAAGCAATAGGTTTTTAGCAACACCAACTGACTGGCTCGGTAGTTTTTCGTTGGCTGTTATTGATAGCAATGAATATACTTATTTAGATTTTAAGCACAATTCTTTTATTAAAGAATATTCTTCTAATGCAACGACTACAGGCAAGCCAAAGTATTATTCTATTTTTGATCAATCAAGCTTTGAAGTGTCTCCTGTGCCTGACCAAGGTTATACCGTTGAATTGCATTATTTAGCACGACCTGCATCATTAACAGCAGGTGCCTCTGATGGCACTACTTATTTATCAACTGAAGCTCCTGATACGCTTCTATACGCATGTTTGGTTGAGGGTGCAATATTTTTAAAACTGCCACAAGCAGAAATAGGCATATTAGATTCTAAATTCAAAGAAGCCTTGGGTAGACTTAAGAACTTAGGTGAAGGCAGAGATACAAGAGATGAAATGAGGTATGATTCGCTTAGAATTAATGTAACTTAATTTTCTTTTTGAGAGGAGAAAAATGAAGAGAATAAAAAAACTTGAAGGCAAGACTGTAGCCATTGTTGGCTTGGGTCGAAGTTGGTTTGACTATAATTTAGCTGCATCGCATGGCGATCACTTTGACGAGGTGTGGGGTATTAATGCTGTAGGCTCTGTTATATATCACGATAGAACTTTTATGATGGACCCACCATCTAGGTTTTTAGACACAGATGATGCAGGGGGTCAAACCAGTGGCATGAAAAGAATGCTGACCACAGGCGATAAACCAATTTATACCTGTGAGCTAGATGAAAGAGCAAAAAATTTGGTTCTTTACCCAATAGATGAAATCGTTGCTGATCTTAATTGTTGTTACCTAAATAACACAGTTGCTTATGCAATAGCTTTTGCCTTGTGGAACAAGGTTGGAACTTTAAAAATTTATGGGGTTGATTTTACTTATAAGGGCAACTTACATTTTGCTGAATCAGGTAGAGCTTGCGTAGAATTTTGGTTATCAAAATGTATGCACGCAGACATGCAAGTAGGTGTAGCAGGATCATCAACATTGTTGGATACAAATGTAGAAACTCGTGAAAAGCTTTATGGTTATCACAGATTAAAAGACCCATTGGTGCCTTTGTTAGATGGCAAGAAGATGATTGTAAAAAAAATGAGTGAATTAACAGTAAACAGAATGCCAACAGAGCCACAGTTAATTGGTAGGCATGATGATAAAACAAACCCAGTAGAGCCAAAGGAGTGGTAAATGATTGAAGATACAACCCTAACCAGTTTGGGAATGATTGAAGTACACACTACTACAGAGGGAGGTCATCCAATCGATTTTTGGGCTAAAAGATGCATTGAAAGAATTATTGCTGTTAGCGATGAAGCACCTGAAGGTGTAAAAAAACAGGTACAAGAGTACAAAGATAATATTGAAAAAGTTATAGAACTGTATATGCAAAATGCTATAAAAAGTGATAGGATTACCATTAATAACAAATTAGAAAAAGCAGGATTTAAAGACTCTGCTGATTTAATTAGGAAACTATAATTATGGCAATTACATCAACACTTACAACAAGTTTTAAAAAAGAGTTGCTTGAGGGCAAACACAATTTCTTGGCTTCAGGTGGAAATTCTTTTAAATTAGCTTTGTACACAAGTTCAGCTACTTTGGGTGCTACCACAACTGCTTTTACTACAACAGGTCAAGCAAGTGGAACAAACTATACTTCAGGCGGAGCAGCTCTAACAAATATTAATCCAACAAGCTCAGGAACCACTGCGTTTACTGACTTTGCTGATTTAACTTTTGGTACTGCAACTATCACTGCAAGAGGTTGTATGATCTACAACGACACACAATCAGGCGACCCATCCGTAGCAACCATTGACTTTGGTGGAGACAAAACCTCTACAGCAGGAGACTTTACAATTGTATTTCCTGCGGCAGCTTCAGGTACAGCTATTATCAGAATCGCTTAATAGCAATGAAACATGCCATACGCAAAGTTTCAGTTTAAAGCAGGAATAGATAGAGAAGGAACCGATTACACAAATGCAGGTGGTTGGTTCGATTCTTCGCTTGTCCGTTTCAGAAAAGGTTTTGCTGAAAAAATAGGCGGTTGGGCAAAAAATACCACTCAATCCTTTTTAGGCACATGTAGAAATTTATTTCCTTGGATTTCTTTGGCAGGGACTAAATTTTTATTTCTTGGCACTAATTTAAAAGCTTATGTGCAAGAGGGTACAGGCTTTAACGACATTACTCCTATACGGCTTACAACAAGTGCAGGCGATGTAACTTTTTCTGCGACCAATGGTGATGCTACTATCACTGTCAGTGATACAGCACATGGTGCTGTACAAAACGACTTTGTAACTTTTTCAGGTGCTAGCAGTCTAGGTGGCAACATTACTGCTACTGTACTCAATCAAGAGTACCAAATAACAAACATCGTTAATGCCAACTCTTATTTAATTGAGGCTAAAGATACAAGTGGCGACCCTGTTTTAGCAAACTCTAGTGATACGGGTAATGGGGGCAGTAGCGTAGTGGGTGCTTATCAACTTAACACTGGATTAGATAATTATGTGTCTTCAACTGGTTGGGGTATAAATGGTTGGGGTTCGTCTGCTTTTGGCTCGGCAGGTTCTTTAACCTTTACCAACCAACTTAGATTGTGGTCTTCGGATAATTTTGGCGAAGACTTAATATTGCATCCAAGAGGCGGAGGCATTTACTATTGGGATTCCTCAGGTGGCACTTCTGCTAGAGCCGTTAATATTACAGCCTTATCAGGAGCTAATTTAGCACCGACTGTAGGATTACAAAGCATAGTTTCTGAAACAGACAGACATGTATTTGTTTTGGGTGCTGACCCGATCAATGACGCAGGCACGGCTAGAACAGGAGCCATTGATCCGATGCTTGTAGCGTTTTCTGATCAAGAAAGTGTTACAGAGTGGGAGCCACAAACAACAAACACGGCAGGCTCGGTTAGGCTTTCGGTTGGTAGTGAAATTATTGGTGGCATAAGATCAAGGCAAGAAACGCTTGTGTGGACAGACTCGGCTTTGTATTCCATACAATTTGTGGGACCACCATTAACATTTGCGGTTAATTTAATAAACCAAGGTGTTGGCATGATCGCACCTAATGCCTGTATCAATGCACCAAATGGCGTTTATTGGATGGCTGAAGATGGTTTCTATCGTTACAACGGTAGCGTGCAAAGGTTAGAATGCACCGTGCTAAGTTATGTGCAAGAAAATTTAAACTTGTCACAATTGTTTAAATGCTTTGCATTGGTTAACAAGCAATTCAACGAAGTTTGGTGGTTTTATCCATCAACTCAAGACAACACAGGCGAGATATCACGCTATGTTATATATAACTATTTAGAAAACACATGGAGTATAGGCGAGTTGGTAAGAACCGCTTGG